ATCGTCAAGTGGCTAGAGGAGAATACGGACAAGACAGTATATTACGTAGATGGAGAGACCCCTCCAGCAGAACGGGATAAGATGAAAGCGGACTTCGAGTCCGACACCACCAACAACTCCGTCTTCGTAGCTACCATGGGAACCTTCTCTGAGGGTGTGGACCTCCTGAGACTTTGGTATATCTACCTCGTAGAGACAACGAAGAGTGAGCGTATCGTTGCACAGGCACTTGGGCGAGGCATGCGTCTCTTCGAGGGGAAGGAGAAGGTGATTGTCTATGACTTCCGTGACAACCTCAACTACAAGCCCAAGGGCGTGCATGTCCCAGCCTCTCGCTCTACATGTTATATGATGAAGCACGCAGCGGAGAGGGATAAGATTTACAAGAAAAGGAAGTTCCCTCTAAAGGTTACGAAGGTGAGCTTATAAACAAATAAATCTCTAGTTGTAAGGTGAAATCCTTGCTAGAATAGGAGTCTGGTATAATGTTAAATATAACACCACCAATTCTCCTTTCTAGTGAGGATTTTATCTTATGGCTAAGAATATAAAGTACATATACCCCAACAGGGAGAGGGAGGAAAAGTCTCCCATCTATGCCGTTTACGCAGAGGAGCACCTACGTGATGGTGGAGGCGTGAAGAAGGCTAAGTCCAGAAACCTCATTGACCTCTCCTCAACCTCCGCAAGGTGGAACACAAGTCTTATTGCCAACTCATTCGCTAAGGGGACGTCCGAGACAACAGGTGCCTCCATCAGCTCATTCGATGCTATCACAGGTCGTGGAGGTCTGAACATCAGCACAGAGCTGAACCCATATGTAGATATTGTGGGTCAGGATGAGTATATCGCTTACTATGATAAGAAGTACTCCATCAGGCGAGCACAGCTCAGGGACTTCGCTAGAAACCCAACTATTGAATCCTGCCTCGATATTATCTCCAACGAAGCTGTCGTGTACGACACCAATGGCTACTTCGCCAACCTAGATGTTAAGCTCCTATCTAGTGTCATTAAGCCAGACAAGAAAGGGAAGAAGTCTGAGGTGATGGATGGGCTTGTCCTATCCTACCGTGAGGTGTATAGGATGTACAACTTCCACACCTCCGACGATGCGTGGAACCTGTTTAAGACATTCCTGATAGAGGGTATCCTAGCCTTTGAGATTATCTACGAATACGTAACGGAGAATGGCATCACCAGAGCAACCAGCATAGCTGGGTTCAAACAGCTAGACCCAACCACCCTATACACCAAGGTGAAGAGAGTTCAAGGCGTAGGAGACGTGAAGGTGTGGATTCAAGAGACCCCAAACGGGGACGTGGAAATCCCAGACTCGAATATCATCTACATATCCTACTCTGGTAGGTATAACAACCTCAACGTGTCATATCTGGAGCGACTATCTAGGTCATATAACATCCTCAACCAACTAGAAGGGTCTAGGGTGATATGGAACCTTATGAACGCCCAGAAGCGTGTGAAGGTGGTTATCCCTATGGGAGGTAAATCCTCACAAGCCATAGAGACCGAACTTGCCCGATTTGAAGGTCGTTACAAAGAAGACGTTCAGATAGACTCCTTGAGCGGAGAGGTGAGTTACAACGGACGTACCAAGTTCCCATTTTCTAAGACGATGGTGTTCCCGTCTAACCCACAAGGGGTGACGGATATTTCCTCTATCGGGGACGACGGCTATGACCTGAACTCCACACAGACCCTAGAGTACTTCTGGGATAGGTTCATCCAAGATACCCAGATACCTAGGAACAGGTTCCCCAACTCCGTAGGGAAGAATGCCAACAATCCATATGATATAAACTCCTCTATCACCCACGAAGAGCATAACTTCAAGAGGTTCATAGATAGGCTGAGGGTTATCTTCAAGGAGATACTCATCAAGCCCACTTGGATTCAGTTTGCCCTCACTCACCCTGAGTATGCAAAGCACGTGAAGCTGAAGAACTCCGTCACCATAGAGTTTGTGGATGAGAACCTCTTCGTTTCCATCCGACAGAATGAGCTCCTGAAGAACTCCGTGGACTTCATCAATTCTGCTCTGTCAATCCAAGAGGACGACTCCAACTCCTACCTGCCCAAGGACTTCCTCATCGAGATGTACCTCAAGCTGTCCGCCGATGATAAAATCAAACTCGAAAGAGCTAGGGAAGCTAGGAGGAAAAGGCTCGAGAAGAAAGAGAAGGAGCAAGGAGCCAGTGGTGGCATCACCATGGCGGATGACTTTGGAGGAGGTCTCACCTCTATGGACACAGGTTCCTTCGGTGGGGATGACTTCGGTGCCCCAGAGCCAAGCACAACACCTGAACCGTCACCTGCTCCAGACCTAGGAGGTGAACCAGCTCCAGCTGAGTCGCCAGAGTCTACGACCTTATAATAGCAAACGACAACCATAATGAGCAAGAAGAGATATATCGTCAGGGTGGCAAACAAAACACCCGAGTCTGTTAACGAGGAGAATGAGGTCGAGAGCGGAAATATCCCCATCACAGACTCCGACCTTCAGGAACGAGTTGCTTCCCTAGACTCCCGTGTGGCTGAAGCACGTAAGGTGTACAACAACGAGGTGATGAAGGCTAACGGTGAGATGGAAGTCATACGCAAGGAGCAAGTAGCAAGGAACAAAGCCAAGGAGCAACAGAACGCCCAGAAGGAAAAGCAAGCTCAAAGCCAGAAGGACAACGCTCAACAGGTTGACAATCAGGATAATACGGTAGAAAAAGATTCTGCTGGTGTAGGTGGTTCCTCCGAACCCGCAAGCTAAAGACTTAAAAAATTCACCAGAAATTTGGTGAATAAAAAAACTTCATATACCTTTGTGGTGTGCAAGAGGCACAAGAGAGTCTAGCAATATCTTGTTGCGAGCAATGAGAGATAGCTCCGCCAACAGTTGAAATACTGTTGGATGTTTTGTGACATGCTGTTGTTCAAATAGAAGAACAGAAGTTGTCAGCGAAAATCTATCGTGACAACACAAAGCATAGTTCTTTGGTGTATGTCTCCTACTAAGTAATGAAGCAGAGAGGAGCCTAGGTTGGAGTCCTAGCAGAACTTCGGTTGAAGAACCGTAGCTGGTGTATAGAATGTGACATAGCACGCTCTCTTCGTTGCTGGTCTTGTAGCTCAATGGTAGAGCATCGGTCTGTTAAACCGAGGGTTGGTGGTTCGAGCCCACCCGAGACCGCTCACTTTAAGTGAACTAGTGCGTGTCAGGTGAAATGATATAAACTGAGACATGATGTCTATCCTGTCTGTTGGGATGATGGAATGTTCGCACATATAATTATGTTTTCAACAGATAAACCTCGGTCTTGCTGTTTGGACCTAGACAGGTAAAATAAAAGTCTGAACTAACGCATAAACAGACTTGTGGGTAGCCACTCCTATATATTACTACAATAAAAGTCCAAGTGGTCAGACCACGTTCTATATAGGAGGAGAGGATGTAGTGATTTAGGCTTTTGCAGACTGAACCTCAAGGCTTCGCCACAAGTTACTTTGGCCCATTCGTCTAACGGCTAGGACGCAAGATTTTCATTCTTGAAATAGGAGTTTGATTCTCCTATGGGCTACCGACTAAGTCTGATATGGTCATGAACGTATCAGAATCGTACCCACCCCATCCATAGTCGATGGGCATTTCAACGTATATAAGCGGACTCTGCTGGTTGTCGTAGAGTTGTGTGTTAGCCGTAGAAGAATAGGAGACGGCATGTTCCAAGCCGAGCATTGTAGAGCCACGTTGGCTCAGGCTCAGACAACCACCTGGAGCGTTAGTTCAGCTGGTTAGAATACCTGCCTGTCACGCAGGTGGTCACAGGTTCGAGTCCCGTACGTTCCGCTTGTAATAACATAAAAGAACAGTTTGTCAAGCAATCATGTGGATTGACATCCTAAAGCTAAACTCCTTTGGTCTTGAAGATATAAAGAGAGGATATGTCTGTCCATTTGGAGAGAACTTCAGAGACTGGACATATCACATATGCGATGGTCAAGGAATGAAATGGAGCACGCTGCGACGCAAGACTATCCACTTTCTCAACTCTCCAGAAGGGACTCCAAACACTCTATTTCTCCCTCAGACATCCTTCCGTATAGATGGGAGGAATGATGGGTTTGAGCTTATCCGACTTACTGACTACGACTACGACAATGTCTACTATGACGATAAGAACCGATACCCAAACGACATCTACCCCCTACGACTTATGCCACTCTTTGACGAGTGGTCTATCTATCGGGATATAGTCTGGATAAACGGTTGGTTTCATATCATAGAATGGACGGAGTCTACGGAGACACTGTACAAGTTCCCTCTTTTTGAATACCCAAGAACAAAGGCTATTGAGCTTATGACACTCAAAAGACCTTACTCAGCTCACTTAGAAGAGGTGGATGGGTATATCAACGTCTGCATGGAGTTCCATGGTGACGACAATATCTACAAGACTCCAACAAAGCTAACACTAAAACAACTGCTTTCCCCAGATAACCTGTGGAGAGTGATATAAAAAACAATGAGCAAGAAGACTTATACACGGGTCGTTTCATCATACGTTCCTTTCGACGTAGACTTCGATAAGCTGTACACTTCGATAAAGTCCTATCTACTCTCTAAGAACTACCCACCCGAAGAAGCCGATAGGTATATCAAGGACGAGTTCTCGGAGAATACGAGGATTCATATGTACAGGGCTTTTGATGTGGACGGATTGTTCGGACCACACAACGAACGGATGCTGGACGAAGTCTCTAAGGATTTCTTTAGGTATCTAGAAGAAAGACAGAAGGCAACATTCACCACTGACTAGATGTGGAGGTTGCTTATTGCATAGTACTAACCACAAACAAACATGAACTAAGTTATGAACATAAACGATAAGTTTTCCTCATTTGTTGAGGCCTTGATGGAAGATTGGGTTGAGACATCACCTGACTGCTATGAGTTTGGCGGATTAGGTGTAAAGGCAAAGATAGAGAAGGACGAAGATGGAACATATGTCTTGCGTCACGACAACTCCTTCATAGGGACGATAGACGTGTTTAGTTCCATCCGCTCGGCTAAATTATACTTTGCAGACTACCTCAATAAGCATGTCATCCCCAACCTGTCTTATAAACTAAAGACAGGGGTTGACCCTTCTGGGTTTACCGAAAGGGAGGTAATTAGAGTCATCGAAGACTCTGTTACGGAGAAAGAAGGAGTTGCGAGCTACAATTTCTACAAGGATGGTACGTTGATGAAACAGATTTATATCTATGATAAAGGTTTTGATGGGTATAATGTTTCGTCGTTTGTAAATCAAATCTTAATGAATAATGGGAGATTCAAGGGGCTTGTTAGCCGACAGCGTTTGGAAGAGCAAGGTTATCTCTCGCTATTCAATGGTAAGGCCATCTATGAGTGGGAACTACAAAATGGGACTTTTGTTACAATAGAGGTTGGGCGCATAAAACTTGATGACTTCCAGTACGAAAACAAGGAAGTAGGTCAAGCCTTCAATGATTGTTGCTCACAGTCTTAGTATCTATTTGCCTAACATGGGAGAAAACGAACACCTAGATGAGCAACTTAGCTCATTTCTAGAATCTATCAAAGTAGCATGGCGAGAAACCTCTCAGGACTTCCATGAGTTCTCAGGATTCGGGTTCACTGCTACGATTTCAAAGACATATGACGGTCGGTATAAACTTCAGTTCGAGACTATCCATAGGCTCCTAGGTGGTGACTCTGTGACCTTCAACTCCCTGTATGGAGCTAAGCTGGCTTTCTCCGAATACCTATGGTATGATGGAATCCTGAAAGGGGTTACATGTCGTAATCGGAACGAACCGACACAAGCACTCGCACAGGAGGAGGTCTTTGATAGCATAGAACTATCCCTCCAGTGGCGTCATGGTGTTGCGTACTTTTTCTGTAAGGATGGCGAGGTTACACGACAGGAATATCATATCGGACGCAAAGATGATAACGGAGACGTGTCTAAGGTCATCAACGAGGCTTTGCAACGAGGAGCAAAGTTCAAGGGGCTGTTAAGCCTTGAGCGGTTCAAGCAAATGGGCATCAAAGACCGTGGGTCGGATAGGTCGATTTATGAGTGGGAGCTACCAGACGGAGAGACCCTACTAGTCGAGGTGGGCAAGCTCCAATCGAAGTGGATTTATACGCTGGATGAGAGCCTAAACTCCTAGTGCTTCGTTAGATAAAATAAGGACTAGTAGATTTGTAGATTTGATGGAGCGACAAGAAATTAAGAACGGGTTGTGGATATTATTCTTCATAGGTGTGTTCCTTAGCTGTACGGTGGTGAGCAGTGCTCTGGAAAGAGCAGGGTATGACGAGGCAGCGATGCTTCTGTTCGCCTTCTCATTCTTTTCTTTCGTTCCGATATATACCTCCATGCGGGCTATCTTCGGAAGCTGAGCATATCTAACCTCAACAACATAACATAAAGCCACTTACCCATAGGAAGATACCTATCCGTAAGTGGCTTTCTCTTTCTGACTACATTTCAAATCATCCTCAAGATTTGGCTGGCATTCGTTTTTGTCATATCTTTGAGGAGCAAAACAAACAAACGAAATATGTTGACACTATTAAGTTTCTCTGTAAAAGGTTTTAATGGGTTCAAGGATAAGATACATTTTGACCTTACATATAAAACAAATCGAACTACTGAGACTTTAAGAACGGTTATTATCCTTGGCAAGAATGGCTCTGGGAAGACGAACCTAGGCAAGGCTATCTACGACCTTTGCTATAACATGTTTGACAGGTACTCAAGAGCCAAGTCTGAGTTCTACTCTTACGCTGGTGCAAGTGTCCCCGTGGAGTTTCGTTATGAGTTCCTAGATGACTATACAGGGGATAGCTTCTCTTATGAGTACAGGGTAATAGACGGGAAGACCGTAGGGGAGAAAATCACATCTATCGGAGGAGATGAACTGCCAGAAGAGAAGGTGATGGAATTCAAAAATCGAATCAAGGACTTCGCTTACCACCTTAAAATCCTAAATGCACCACCTTTCGTTGATAGGGGTGAACTCAAATACCACACCTCAGACGAAACATTTATCAAGGCTTTCAACAACCTTCTCTCTAAGGGTTTCAATGTGGACAAGGAGATTTTGGTTGTTGGCAATAGGCTATATCTAAGAGAAGCAGATGTTACACTCCCTTTCTTTGAGTGTGCAGGGGACTTCTTGATTAGACTTTTCTTACTCCTAGAGTCTGTTTGGGCTCCAGATGGGATTGGTCCTAATCTATTCTCTACACTGTTTGTTGATGACTTCCTTTTCTTCGACACGGCAGAAATGACCAACCAAATCATCGACATCCTAAAGGGGCTGAGCAACCAGCTTATTATCACATCTTCCAATTCTCGGTTCTTTAATATAGGTTGCCCTAAGGAGAATCTATATGTCATCGGAGATGGAAAGATAAGAGCCATCCAAGAGGCTACACCTAAGAACCTAGAAGGTGCTCATGACTTTGAGAAGCTATACAGAGGCGGAACGTTTGAAGAATAACAGATATGAAAAAGTCATCTAAGGTTAAACTGATTACAGACGGCGAG